GTATACCCTAATACTAAAAAACTATTAAGATATTCTTCATTTATTCCTTTTAAAATAGATAAATCTCTTATTACTGTTGCATGTTGACCTTCATTTGTCTTTAACCATTTATCCATGCTTTTTTTTAACTCTAAACTGTTTAATGTATCATATAACCTTTTTTCTACATCATAATTTTCCAATGGAGAGGCAGATAAATTTGGGGTTGAGGATTCTTTAACTGCATTCAATTTCTTTTTTGTTTTTTTATTTGTGTCCACTATATTAATTTCCTTTATACGAACCTGATTTATTATTAATGTTAAATTTAACAAGATATTCTATAACAACTTCTATAGAAGATGTCTTTATTTTGAAATTGTCTGGCACATATTGACTGCCATCATAAATTTCAAAATATTCTTCTCCTAAAAAATTCCTATTATTAAAACACGTAACCATAATAGATGCATTTGCTGGGTCAACAACAACAGTCCAACTCCTAGAGTCTGATATACTATAATCAGTATATAATTTATCAGCCACATATCCAGAGTCTCTTAATCTTTTAAGAAAGTAACTAATCGTTGTAATTTTAGTCTTAGCCATATATTATATAATTATAATAAAATATTATTTAACAAGAGCCGATGTTATATATTTAATATCTATCGAGTCGTCTTCTTTGACATTAAACACAAAAACCTTATATTCATTGTTTATTTTGACAATAATGTTGCTATTTTTAGTATACATGAGATGTTTGAATATTTCTATATTAATAGGTATAGATTCCTTTATACAAGACCCAACATAGGTATCTGATACCTTTATTTCGACGCTATCATTGTTATGTTGATTTAAATCATTTATCTCAACAAAAATGTTGTCATTTTGTTCTTTAAAATATATTTTTGAACATTCAGGAGAAAACGAATAAGCCGACATTATTTGCCTTTGGCAAGATACTGGAATCAAAAATTCAGTATCAAACTTTAATTGAGATATTTTCTTAATACTGAATGTAGATTTAGACATAACACTATCATCTGCCAAATGATATTTAAAGTGCGTTTTCTCGCTGGTGTTTTTTGAGAAACACTTAACGAAATTTTCGTGTATTTCTATATCTATAAGATCACTATTTAAACAATCTAATCCACACAAAAATCTTTTAATATCTATTATATTAATTTTTGTATTAAAATTACTTTTTTCGGCCAGCTTTCCCCTAATATATAAAAATACTATGTTATCTGAAGTAGAGCTTATTGACGTTATTTGGTCATCTTCTATCTTTAAAACACAGCTGTCACATAATCTGTTTATACTTTTTAATATTTTCTCTAAAAAAGATTTTTCAAAGCACAGTTTATCCATTTTTTTCGTTTTTTGTTAAACTATGAAAAACTTTTCCAAACATTCCACATAATTTTGTTAAATTATTGTTTATTTTTTCAAGACTGGACTTAATAGAATCAATGTCATCTTTCAATTTATCATCAACAACAAAACTATTAGATGTTGGTTGAGTATTTTGTGTGGGATTATGATAACTTACTGGATTCACCGCTTCTACATTAGTAATATTATTGTTATTACTAATGCTATTTTGTTTTATTTTATCCACAAAGGAATGTAAATTAATTTTATCAGCTGGTACATCTGGCCTAGATTCCATTAAAGAATCTATAGTTTTCATTTTTCCCTTTACCATCCCAGCTAACATTGCTGCTTCCATGTCTTCTTGTTGTTCTGGTGTCATTTTATTTTAAATTTTTTCCTGCGGTTGTTTTTGATATGAATGTAAAAGAATTGATACTTTCTTTATGTCTAAGAGTAAAGCAATAATCGTTTATATTTTTATCTATTTGTTTTTGTAAGTTGTTTTTTATTTTTATAGATATTTCTTCTATAAAAAGTGGTGTTTCATACATCATTTCTGTTTGAAATGCCTCATCTTGTAAGTTACCAGCGTTGTATACTGGGCAAGAACATGATGTTTCCACAACAGAAACTATATCTTCGATCCAAAATACATTTTTCTTACAAGAAAAGTTACTCAATTCTACTGTTATTTCGGCATAACATCTTTGATTGTGTGCTCCATAATCGGAGATATCTTTAGAAACCGGACACAGTGAACTATATGGAACCTCTGTTGTTAAAAAATAACGAATATTATCATTTTCCTTCTTTACTTCTAATTTTGAATTGAACTTTGATAATGATTTTTTATTAGAAACAGGTGATTTTTTTGTTAAAAAATAGTCAAAATTTAAAATTAATGTTGCATTTTTTGAATTAAAAGATGAAATAAATTTATCTTTAAACAATTCTATCAAATCTTCCACGGTTTCTATGGAATTTTCAAATAGAAAATCAGAAATACCATTAATATTTGAACCATTAACATGAGAATTTAGTTCTGTTAATAATTTAATATTAAATGAGCTATAATTAACCGTATTATCTTTCCTTTTTACTGTTAGCGGTAAAAAAACTTCATCGCACCCTACTAAAATAGGGTGCGATGCATGAGTTAGTTTTTTTTCCGAGTAAAAAATATCGTCTTCCGATTTTTTAATTGGCATATTCTTATAAATCTTTAAGAATTTCTTGAATTTTTGCATCAGCATCATCAAAATCGGAATTATTATCTGATTTTGCGCTTGCCGAAGAAGACCCAGCAAATCTTTCGATCTCAACCATACTATCAATGTCTTCAATTTCTTCATGAACTGGCTTTTGTTGTTGTTTTTTTGGGGTTTCACCTTTTTCCAATCCCAAAAAATGGACATTAAGCAATTCTTCAATTTCTTCATAAGTTTTGTGAGTAAAAATAGAATCCAATTGTTTAATTTGGGAATAAACTTCATCGACATCACTCACATCATCCAATTTAGATGGTGACATGAATTTAGAACTAACATACTCAGGATAACCTCCCGAATTTTGTTCAACTTTAATCTTAAAGCTGCATCCTTTTTCAGAAGCATCAAAGATTTTAGGCCCAAACTCTTCAGATTCATCACCAGAGATTGCTCCGGTGATAATTTTATCAAGTTGTCTTCCATATCTAAGGATTTTAACCTTTCCCTCATTTTCTGGATTAGTTGGATCTTTGATAACAAAGACATTTGCGAGCCAAGATTCGTTTCTCTTAATAGGTCGTGTCTTCTCGATCTCGTTTTCATTCTTAGAGCGATAAACTCTAGAACGATATTCTTCTATTGGACATTTTTCTCCGTATGTGGTAGGACAGAGGAATGATATCATGTTATTAGTGACAGCACTCTTCCACATATGATGGAAATAATGAAAAAATGTTCTGTCTGGATGCTCAAGATTTGGAAGAAGTCTAACGACATAAGTTTTACCAGTTTCCATTTTCATGAAATCCTTAAAACTGCTTTCTGTGGTAGTCTTTTTGTTCAGTGCATCTTTAATCGAGTCGAATAGGTTCGAAGTGTATTTAGTCATATGTTTAAGTTGATATAGTATTATGATTTTTGTGTAATGTCAAATTATTTTCGACAAATTTTGAAGTATGTTCAATCCAAGTTTTAATTTTTTGTTTAGAATTACAATTATTGAATCTGATTTTATAAGATTCAATGTTTTTTAACAAGTGAGGTATCCATAATTGTATCTCATCGTCCTGTAAGTGTCCTATCTCTGTTGTCCAATCACATGCTATGAGACAATAAACATTTATTTTGTTTTCTTTATAGTCTTTTACCCATGTTGGGAGACATAAAGTTTTATGTTTGACGTAATTATGGAACATAAGTTTATTTCTCATGCAAAAAGAACCTATATGAACAATACTTTCTTTGATACTATCAAGTTGTGAATCGGGTGATGTGTTTTCCTTATACTCCTTATACAAGGAGTAGCATTTTATGGCTTTTCTAGAATGAAAAAACCCAATTTTTGGAAAAGTATCGTTTGGATAAACAAAATAAAATGATTCAAAAAAGAAATTCCATTCTATGTGTTTAAATTTGTTAAAAAAATTTTCTAGTTTATATAAATCTATCTTCAATTCATCCGTGGTATCATCAAAATCTTTTCTTGGATTGAATGGCTGGCCTTTTCTTGAGTGTTTTAAATAACAATTATATATCTGCTTTTGTTTATCTGATATTTTCAATTTTTTTATTTATTAAATTTTGATCTAAAGATTTTTTTATAAAACCCAGGTATATTATCTATATAAGTTTTTATAACATATTGTAAATTGTATTCTCCTAACAAATCACAGTACAATCTTTGTACCTTTTTATCTTCTAATATTAATTTCAAAAGATTTAAAAAATTTAATTTTTTATTATAACAAATACAAATAAAAGATCCAAATTTTAATGTTATTTCCTCAAATTCGTTAACATCCAATGAATTTGAGGGATTCATTAATTTTTCTATTTGTTGGTGTGAAGTTATTATCATTGTGGTTTTAGATTTTTCATTAATTCCATGAATATAGGAGTCAATTTACCACCAGAAGAATTAGAATTTCCCCCACCCTCACAAAATTTTTCTGCAAATAATCCCATATCAATTTCTGCTATATCTGGTTTTTTTCTCATGTTTACTTTTTCTGTCTTTGTGTTTATAAAGAAGAATATATCTGGATTATAATTACGCATGAGACAATCTATTACAAGTACATTATATTTTTCACCAATGACAGCAATAGTTTTGTAACTCTTACCCTTTATATTCAAAGAACCACTAAACCTTTGAAGTTTTTCAGACAGAGAACATGCATGTTCCTTTTCTAAAGAAATAATTTGTTTTTGTTTTTCCGTAAATGGTTTGAACCCGTTTTTATAGTCTCTAATAAATTTATTAAAGTTTCCTCTATATTCTGACCAAAACAAAATATTTAAATCATAAGACTCTTCTAATTCTAATTTGTAGCAATCAAAGTCATTCGCAAGAGCAATTAGATATTTTTGTTCCTTTGATATATTGTCTAAGTTTTTTATAAATGAATTATAAATTAAAGCAGTATTTGATGTTGTTTCTTTAAATACAATTTTTGCTTGCTTAAATTTATCTACAAATGATGCTGATGATTTATGATGATCCACGAATATAAATTCTCGAATATCTAAATTTAGAAATGATTCTCTTAAAGAAAAATCCATAACTATGGTAGTGGGTATATTGATAGTTTTTTCTTTATATTTTAATAATCTTTCTTCGATTGTGTTATTAAATAATTCTTCGTATTCGATGACATCTGTTGGTTTAGCCCACATCAAACTTAACAAGCTGACAGCACCATCCAGATCTCCATGTGTAAAAATTTTATATAGTTTAGACATTATATTATAATTATAACATATTTAAATTAATCAACATCATCACTTAAAGATTCCAACAAACTCATAGTACTAGATATACTAGTTTCTTGCGCTTTGTTATTTTTTGGTTTTGATGATACAAAAGAAACTGAAACTTCATCTGGATCTGTCAATGTTAGCGTTGGGTAATCTATTTCTAACACAGTATGACAATCTCTTGGACCAAATCTATTTTTTGTTATTCCTAAATGAATAATCCCCAATTCTACATCTTCTTTTTCTGTCCATATGGAAAATTGAGCATCAGCTGTATGAGAAAGACCCATAGATTCGCTAGTTGTTTCCAAACCTGGATTAATTTCATTATATCCACTCCTATTAGTTTGTGTTGCTGTAATAACCGGACATTCGAACTTGTATGACATCGCTCTCACCATTTCTGTAATCTCTTTCACTGCATCATAAGAAGACATTCCTCTCTCAGCTGGAGCTATCAAATTCAAATAATCCAATATAATAACATCTGGTTTAATTCCTGATGTTACCAATTTCTCTATATATGTTTTTAAATGATTTACTGTAGCAGTTTTTGGTGGGAATTCCTTTATTACAAGCTTAGAATTTTTATGTTTTACCTTATAAGAATTTAATTTTGTTTTTAGTAAAGGTATTTCAGAAGACAAATCATCCATAGAAATTCTAGACAACTGTGCGCTTATTCGTTTGGCGTATACTTGTTCTGACATTTCCATAGAAATCAAAACAACCGTCTTATTTTGGTTTAAAATATTTGTTGCTATATTACCAAGAAATATAGATTTGCCTACGTTAGTAACACCATAAAAAACATATAGTGCTCTACCAGTAGAAAGAAACCCTCCACCAATTCTTTCATCCAACCACTTCCAACCAGAAGGTATGTACTTAAATACTTTCTGAAGCTCTAAACAATGTTCGTCTATCTGTTCTAAATAATCAAATCCATTACTTTCCAATAATGAAATAGAACAAGCTTTCTCAAATGTTTTTAAAATTTCATAGGTATCTATATCACCATTTTGAATACTTAATGACGTTTTTAATACAGTATTGAAAACTGCTTTCTCCTTTAAAAATTTTTCAGTATGTTTTAATAATAGTTCTTTGTCATATTTTTTGTCTATATCCGAAAAACTACTCAGAACCTCTTTTATATTTTCCCTTTTATCTTTGTCTGTTACACAAATTTTTAATTCTGTTGAATTTGGTATTTTTTTGTGATTCCTATAAAATTCACAAAGAACACTTATAACAACCTTATGCTTCTCATTTGAGAAGAATGATGTGTTAATGTGATCAAATATAGTTTCAAAATATAAAGGATCTATAAAACAATTATAAACTATAACTTTCTCGAAAAGATCGTAATCAAAATCTACACCTTTGGACATAGACTATATAGTATGGTCATTTCTTTATAATGTCAAACGAAAAAGGTCTGGTGTCAAAAGTAATCTTTGACACCAGACCTATTTCTACTGAACAAAGGATTATTCGTTTAATAGAACCTGTTCAGATTTTTTATTTGGTAATTTCAGAGATTCATTGTTAAAAGTCAAATGTTCTTTTAATTTTTCTTCTAGCTTTGGTAAAACTTTATCCCAAATACTGTCATTGTCTTTAAAATCTTTATAAAAACCAAGAACCTCTTCACCAAAAACATATCTGTGTCCTTGTTTATGAATTATTTCGTAACCTTCCAACATCTCCAATAGACCAGAATACTTGGAAAGACCGGATCTAAAATTTAGATACATCTCACATTCTAAAAACGGAGGAACAAATCTGTTTTTAGTAGTCAATGCCCTCATTGTTAGACCATTTACGTCCTTCGATAAAGGGGTAACATCATCGCTGGCATTTTTATTATC